CGTTTTCTCTAACACTCTGCAGGAACACGAGAAGCATCTCCAGAAAATGCTGGAAATATGCAGAGCAAATGGTCTGGTGTTATCACCAACCAAGATGAAAGTAGCAGTGACAGAGGTCGATTTCCTCGGAGCAACTATTGGAGCTGGAAGCATCAAGTTGCAGAGCCACGTCATCAAGAAAATTGCTGAGGTGGATGACGAGTCACTGAAAACGCTCAAAGGTCTACGGAGCTGGCTTGGCGTACTCAACTACGCTAGGAACTACATACCCAAGTGCGGTACACTACTTGGCCCACTGTACTCAAAGACAGGTGAGCATGGAGACCGCAGGATGAGCCCGTCAGATTGGAAGCTAGTCAAACAAGTCAAGCAGTTAGTCAGCAACCTGCCAGACTTGAAATTACCCTCAACAGACGCTTACATCATCATCGAATGCGACGGATGTATGGAAGGTTGGGGAGGAATCTGTAAATGGAGACCAAAGAAAGGTGACTCAGCAGCAGCTGAAGAAATCTGCGGATACGCAAGCGGCAAATTCCCGACAATCAAATCCACAATCGATGCCGAGATGCATGCTGTCATGAACTCATTGGAGAAGTTCCAAATCTTCTACATGAGCAAAGGCGAGGTCACCATCAGGACAGACTGTCAAGCCATCATCTCCTTTTACGAAAAGCTGAATGCCAATAAACCATCAAGAGTCCGCTGGCTCTCTTTCTGTGATTATATAACTAACACAGGTGTGCAGGTGAAGTTCGAGCACATCAAGGGGAAGAACAACCAGATCGCAGACACGCTGAGCAGACTAGCCCAGACTTTGGCATACACTAGATGGCTACCGGAGGAGCAGAACGAAGTACTGCATCAAGCTCTGAACGCGCCGGAACTGCAGCAACACCATCGCCAAGAGATACTCGGATTCTTGTGCGAACAATCAGAGAAGTCCCGACACCGTCAGAAGCGGCAGGCAGATACAGGACCTTCCACCCTCTACCTTGCAGCTATAGCGACACCCAAATCGCTCGAGCAGAAGCAGCCGAGTTCAGAAGAGACCGGTACAGGGAGGTCGGCAGGGGAATACAAGACATCCTACTCACCACCGCAAAGGACGAAGAAGAACTTCGCCGCATCGGAGCAGGAGTTTACGGTGATAGGATACCCTTGGCAGAAGCAAGAAGGCAGGCCGCCAGAGAACTATGGGCCGCCTACATTCGACTCTTGGACCTGGAATTCAGTCCATAAAGCAAGGCCCACATCCTGGACCTTTGATTTCTATGGATCAGTCCAAGAAGCCCAAGCCCAAAATCCAAAGCTGGAGGAAAGCGTCAGCGCTTACGAAAGCAAACAGAATCGTCATGGCTTACGTCAGTGACGAATAATTTATTTTACAGCTGTGTGTACGCGTGTAAAAGTTAGCTCAGAATTATTTGAGCGTCGGTTTGTCGTCTAGCGTCGGCTGTCCAAGCCAGTTGTTTTAGTGCGCCTTTCGGTGCAATTATCTGTCCTAGAGGATAAGAAAGCAGATTCGATAGCTGTCGATGGGGCCCAATGAGCACCCGAGCTTTTGATTTTAGCTCTCTTAGAACTCTATTTAAGAGTGTCAGTTTGGAGTGAGCTAGATATCGAGAAACACCCGAATATCTACTCTCTTGTAATAGTTTTGAGTATTGAATACAAGTTTCTGTTCATTATCTTCCGCAAAACTCTGAGTTTCTTTGTTAATCCCAGCCAGATTTTCAAAGAGAGATCCATAACTACTTAGAATTTCAGGAATTTTAGTAGGAGGGGCAAAAGC